TTATCTCACATAACCCTTTTGACGGGCCGTTTGCACGCCACGCCCGACCGACATTGCGAACTGTGGAGTCCGCTGCCATTCCGCGAGACCCTTCGCGAGGCCCCGATCGACCATCGCCGATACTTCCGCATTGCCAGTAGCACCATTGACTGTCACGTTAATGACGGGAGCTCTGTTGAGCGTATTATTGTTGTTATTGTTCGTGATGCGCGAAAGATCCGGCATACGCGGTGCCGAGAGTGAAGGCATGCCGACCGCACCACCTCGGTCGAACCCGGTAAGACCGCGCCGCATTGCCTCGACCGTGCCGACACCGCCAGCGCGACGAACATCGCTCTGCGACCACACGACCTCGCCTTTATGAACGACGCCTGCCGGCTGGTACTTGCCTCCAGCGCCGGTGTAGCCGCCGCTGTCAAAGCCGCGAAGCCCGGCCCACGGGTCTGATTTCCCGCCGCCAAAAACACTGCCGAAGATACCGCCGATGCCTCCACCGCCACCAAACAAGGCGTCGAGGCCTGAATTCAAAAATCGGTCGGCCAAACCTTTCAGCGCATTTGAAAGCACGTCAGTAGCCTTTGCGCCCTCCAACAATCCATCAACCAGCGTACCCGCGAAATCCCGACCTGCATCATTGAGGTCTTGAAGAATTTCCTTCTGGCGCTCGTGAGCTTCGTTGGCGCGATAGGTGCTTTCGACGAGAGATTCGATTTTCAGCTTCTCTGCCTCAGTGGCCGCCGCCCCGGCATGACGAAGCGTGATCATCTTCTCCTTCTCGACGGCGCTCTTACCTACAAGGCTGGCTTCGAATTCAAGCTCTTTGATAAGATCGGTTACGGCCTTGCGCTCACGCTCGGATTGCTTGGCCGCTTTCTCGCGGGCTTTCTCGGCTTCTGATTTTCCAGATGTCGGAGCGGCGAGAGGCTTGTAGGGCGCGCCTTCGATCTCGACCGTTTTCAGGACAATAGCCTGTCGGCGCTCGAGCTCGTCGTTGATTACCTTTTCCTTTGCAGCAATAGCCGCAAGCTGGCTGTCGCGGTCCTTGCCGAAGACACCGGCAATTGTGTCCTGAAGACCACCTGCTGGCTGTGTCGTGGCTAATCGTTCACGGCCCTGCTTGAGAATTTCCAACTCTGCCTTGAGGCCCGACACGCTTTTTTCATTCAGAGCGTTCCAAGACGAAATAAACCCTTCGAGCGCCGTCGCAGCCTCGACAATAGCGCCCTTCACGGCCGTGCCCATGGTGGTGGCCAGCCGATTGAACGACCGATCGATCTCGGCGGATTTCTCGATCCATTCCTTATCAAAGACGACACCCATAGCGTCGGCTTCTTTAAGGGTGGCAGAAATACCCTGCCTGCCTTGCTCGATAAGTTGGACAAACTGCTCGCCACCCTGACCGCCGAACAACTCGTCAAAGATTTGAATTCCCTTGGCGGTATTCTTCAGGCGTTGCACCCTATCGATAAGCTCGAGCATGAACTTCGATGGGTCTTTTATCCGCTCCTGAACTTCCTGCGGGGAAAGGCCCAGCTGCCGGAACGCATCGGCAGCACTTCCAGACTTGCCCGCCGTCGTGACGTACTCCGAAGCGCGCAGAGACAGTTCTTTAAAGCCGTCGGTCAATGCGTCAATGCTGATCCGGTTCTGGTCGGCCACGTAACGCCAGCGCTGGAAATCCTCGACCTCAACGCCCGCCATTTTGGCCTCACGGCCGAGGTCAGCAAAGCTGCGGGCGACATTCTGGATAGCGCCAGCAATACCACCGACGCCCAGTGCGCCCAGACCGGCAAGAAAGCCCTTGCCGAAGTTTGCTGCGAGGTCGGAAAACTGCTTGTCCAGCCTCACAACCATCGTCTTTGCGCGCTTTTCAACGCGGCCCATCTGCCGGTCGGTCACATCGGCGCCGCGCTTCATGGCCTTTTCGAGCTTATCGATGCGCGCGACGACATCGATCATAAGTTTGCGGGATTCATTGTTAGCCATATTGGCTCCTAAGCTGAGAAAAATTCATAGTTTTCGGGCGCGTCGTCATATGAAGAACGGCCAGATGCGCCTTGTTCGGCTCTAGCGGTGCTCATGATGGCGGCCACGCAAGGATCGATGCGGTCAGCAGACTTGTTTTTGGCTGGACGTCGGTTGTCGTTCTGGTCACGCATCATGACCGTATTGCCGACGGCCCAGCGCAACAGCGGCGAGTCGTGAACAAGACGGCGGTTTAGGAATAGGTCTTCAAACGTGTCGACCGGCTTTGCGAAGTTCATCAAGGTTTGGGGAAACTCAGAAACAGGGAACCCGCTTGCCTCTAAGTTCTCCATGATTTCCCGCGCCAGTGCCCGGTCAAAAACGCACTCTTGCACGTCTAAGATTTCACAAAGAAAGCGAATGTAATCTTCCACAATGAGCCGGTCGACGATGTCGCCTGGGCAAGCCTTCAGCCATCCTTGCTCCACCCATAGCGGATAAGGCGCGGAATCATTATCCGCCCGCCTACGCAACTGGCTCTCAGGTGTGAAGCCCATGCAATGGATTGCAAATTTGTCGTCGTCCAGTTCGATTGTTGCAGTCACTGCCGTGAGGTCGATGCGCTTGGACAAGTCGGCAGCAATCCAAGCCTTGCGCCCACGCAGTGCTTCTAGGTCTACATTGCCATGCCCTTCGTCCCAGATTGCCAGATCCCATTCAGGATTAGCAGCGCCGTCAAGCCATACCGATAAGTGAAGGCGCTTGAAGCTTTCGCGCTCGCTCGGGCTATGTTCGCACTTCTCAATGTATCGCCGCAGCTTCCTGATATTCGGATACCCGTGCCGCAAGCCCGGATTGGTGGCGAATAGCCATTCCTCGTCTCTGAAATCGACATCGCGCGGCGCTTCGAACAAGATGGGCAGAAAGGTTTCATCCTGAATTCTGCCATCGACGATTTTCCGCGCATGATCATATTTCGCATAGAACGGCCCAAGCTGCCCGATGCCTGCCGTCGACGCCGAAAGAAGGAGCGTATTCTGCCCCTTATTGAGCGTCGTTTCAGCCGCTTCAATGAGGTCGAACTTAGTTTCGCAGTGACCTTCATCCCAAAACACCACCACGTCAGAGCGACCGTGCGCGGACTTGGCGTCGGACGAAAGCGCCTCATAGACTATGTTATGCTTGGTGTATGTGATGCGCTTGGCGCTGTCCTGAATGTGCACCGCTTCCGTGATGCGCGGCGTTGCTCGGCATATCCCGGCCATTTCGCGAAACGTCAAGCCAGCCTGATCCCGGGCATTGGCAATGCTACTGACCGAAGACATTGGAACACGTTCCGGCCCGATCAGATGAAGCATGAGGCAGGCAGCCATAAGACTTGTCTTGCGGTTGCCGCGGCCCACCATCAAGAAAAGCTCTTGGATTTTCCGCGTACCGTCCTCCGCGGTATCACCATAAACCTTGCGCACTATGCGCTCTTGCCACGGATCGAGGACGAACGCCCGTCCCGGCAGATTTGATTTTGGATGCTTTAGAGCGCGGATGAATTTGACGGCAGCCTCGCCCTTGCCGTGAGGATCGGGAATCGGGCTGTCGTCAAATATCCACGCCAAATTCGGAAGCTTTTCCGTCACCCGGCGCGCCTCCTTTGTTCTTGGTGCGCGAAGCTGGCGTCAGACCTAGCTCGGCAGCTAGGCGGCGAGCCGCTTCAATGTTTTCTTTTAAAATGGTGGTTTCGGGTCGGCGCTTTGGGCCGCTGTCCGACTCGAAGGTTAGGCCGTACTTTTGAAGCGCTTCTTCGGCTTCGCGAGTTCGTGCCACAGCAAGGCAATACGCTTCCACCGTGCTGAGTTCATGGGCGGCAATCTTTCGGTCGGCGACAAGTTGCGGAAGAACTCGCCGCCATTCAGCCTTGGCGTGCTTCGGCAGCCAGGCAGGGGCAGACGGAACTTTGCTAAGAGCACCTTCGACCGCTTTAACTTCAGCCTTGCGGCCCTTCATGATCCCGGCCTCGCTTTACAGCGCAGTTCCCAGCCACGGTTACGACCGATGGGCTTCAACTCCACGATGTCGAACCCTTGCCCGTCATAGACCACACGCACCAGCGTATTGAGGTCCGGGCGATACCGCGTGCGGAAGATGACGGCTGTCTCGGCGGAAGTGCCCCAAGCGCGCATGAATTCTTCGGTGCTGGCCTGCAATACCTGGGCGCGCATCATCGCGAAGTCTTCGTTCGTGGGAATCTGCCCGCCGTACCCGTCATCCACGTATGTGGTTCGCTGCAGGGTGATGACTTTATCGAGTTTACCCGCTCTCATACGTTCACCGTGTCTTCTGCCAGAAACTTGATGGTGACGACGCCATGGGCGTTATCGCCAGTCGTACCGCGCATGTAGTTTGCATCCTGAAAGAACGCGTCCAAGGCGATGCCCTCGACCACGGCCGACAGGTTCTTCACCGCTCTGCGGATCTCTCCGGCGATCATCTTGCACAGCGCCATGCCGGGCTCGGTCGTCCAGACGTGCACGGTCATATAAACTTCGCTTCCGACGACGCATTCGGCATCATCCTCAACCGTCTGGCCTTCACCGATGATGATACAAGGAAAGGCTTCGGGCAGCGTATTTCGGTCGAAGATGTTGGCGGCGGGCACCAGCGCCGTGATACCTGGCCGAGCGCGCAGCGTGTCGACGAGCAGCTTCTGGGCCGATAATGATGGCTCGCTCATTTCTTGAATGCCTCCCCAACTGCCTTGGAAATCGCCTGATCGATGCGACGGCGAACACGCTTTTTCGTAGTGTTGACGGACGGCCAAAAGAACGGCTGCGCGTTCATCTTCTCAGTGCCGTATTCATTACCCAGAGCTACGTCGAATCCGTCGTCGGGGTTCTCGTCGACAGCCTGCACCCGGATCGCCATAGGCACGCCCGTGTCGATCTTCTTGATGCTGGCCTTCAGGTCCTTTCCACTGGTCTTAGGGTCGTCCGGCACGAGCAAACGCATGCGCGCTACCATTTCGTCAGCGCCCTTTTCAATCGCGGGATCGATCTTCGCGCGCACCGCCTTCGGAATGGAATTCAGGGCGTTAATCAAGCCCTGCAAATCTTTGCTACGCGCCATCGCCGACACCCCAGTAATTCCGTCTGTTTGAGACGATTTCCCAAACGCCGTGCGGCGTCTCCATTCCCGACACACCGACAAGGGTGGACTCGCGGTTTTCGAACCATCCAGCAGCCAACATCTTGACGGCTCCGACAAGATCGGCGGGCGCGCCGTCCGGATAATGCGGCTCGATCTCAAAACCGAGAAGTGCTTCAAGATGCGCCTGCGCGGCGTCAATCTTGGATGAAATAAGGGCATCATCGACGTCGTCAGTGATGCCCAATTCGGCCTTCATGGCGGCCAAATCGACAATTGCCATGGTTTTTATTCCTATCGTGAAAGGATGAAATTCCCAATTAGGGAGAAATGTGAATTGTGGGGGCCGGGTGGTCCGGGACCAAACGGAGAAAGTTGACGACCACCCCCGGGCGTGTCATTTCAAACCGTGGGTTTGGGAGTGACGATATGAACGCGGAACAAATTTATGTTGTTATCGGAAGGCTCGTGGAGACGGCGCCTTTTGGAAAGACAACGCAGGAAATACAAAAGTGGATTGGCATGGCTCATGCTTACGCGGAGGAGATGAATGACCACATCTCAGCGGGCAAAATCGGAGCCATGACAAATCTTGTCGCAATCAACAGCACTAACTCCGTAGTTGTTCATCAGGTGCTTGGCGTACTCTATAAGATGTTGGCAACTGCTGAGGTTAGAGCTCCGGCATCAGCGCAAGGAGCATTCATCCCCGCTGGAAACAGTTTCGATGCAATGGCTGCGGTTGGGAAGGTCCTGAGCGAAGCGTCGACATCAGCATTGATCGTCGATCCTTATATGGATGAGAAAGCGCTGACAGATTTTGCGTTGCTTGCAAAAGAGGGCGTCGCAATCATGCTTCTCGCTGACAGCGCTAACGTCAAACAGTCCTTAGCTCCAGCGGCGAAACGTTGGAAAACTCAATACGGTACGGCTAGACCGCTAACGTTAAAGACAGCCGCCAACCCTCGTTCACTGCATGATAGGTTGATTATAACCGACGACGCAAAGATCTGGACTCTCACCCAGTCATTAAACGCTTTTGCGGCGAGGTCGCCAGCATCCATAGTCAGAATCGACGGTGATGCTGTACCTCTGAAATTGGCGGCTTATCGGGACTTCTGGTCTAAAGGCGTGGAAGTGAATTAACGGCCCCAGTTCTGACTCTGGTCTTTCGCCGTCCTACGGCTATGGCATGGCCCACACATACTGCGCAGGTTCGTCCATTCAAGTCTAAGATCGGGCCGCTCACGCACCGACTGGATATGATCGACGTGACTGGCCTTGGCACCACACACCACGCAATTGGGATTGTGGTGCAGGAAGCGGAAGCGCAGCTTGCTCCAGTCCTTGTCGTATCCTCGTGCGGATGACGTGCCGCGTTGCTCGTCATTCGCCTTCTGGCGTGCCGTAACGCGCGCCTGCTCATGAACGCACTTCGTACCCTTTGGCACCGAGCAGCCACATGAGGTTATGCGGTTCACCATTTTTAACTCACCTTGAGAATAAGGGGAGCCGAAGCTCCCCTTCAATAATGGTTATGGCGTTACTTCGAACGGGCCGTAGACAAAGCTTTCCGGACGATAGATTGCCAGCGCAAGGCGTTCCTCTGCGCGGATCGTCACAAGGTTCTTTTCGAAATCGTCGACGTTCGAGTTCGACACTTCGACACGGGCCTGCCATCGGTCGAATATCTGTGCAGCGCGGGCAAAAGCACCGACCAGGAAGTTACCTTCCGTCATCGCAGTCGTATCGACCACAGGGATGCCCCAGAGGTTCTGACCATTATTGACGGTCGGGTTCGACCAGATGTAGCCACCGGTCGTCTCTTTAAGAACCTCGATATCTGCCCAATCGGTTGGGTGCATCACGATGCCGTCGGCGCGATATTCGGCAAGACGGACCTGCAGAATGGCACGTCGGATTACGTCGGCCTTATTGTCGTTGGCAGCAACGAGCGTATTGTCGAACGGAGTGGCGTTCGGGATCAGACCGTTAAGGTTCTGGCCGGTTGCATTGCCATTGAGAAGCTGGGCTTCCTCAACGTCCGCAAGGCCATCGCGAGCGCGGGTATCGATGTAGCTGGCAAGCTGCGCGCTGTCCTCAAGTACCTGACGTGATGCCTTAAACAGGTGCGCGATAACGCGAACATTTTCGGTCTCCTGATCAAAGGTGATGTCAGAATACGGCTTTGCAGCACCTTCTGCGACAGGGGCTGCGTTATTGGTGAAGCCGGTTTCACGAACATACTGAATGACGCCGCTGGTCGTGGAACCCTGCGCCAGAAGTGCGCGGATGGTCAGCGGACGAACAGCCGGGGCAATGATGCCTGGCACGTGGTGTGATGGAACCAACGAAGTGCTGCCGTCCGTGCCGGTGCCCACTGTAGCGCTGCCGGTCGTGATGGCCTTCAGCTCAATATCTGCGCCGCCCTTCTTGCCGGAAACAGCCCATTCTTTGAATGCGTCGGTTTCGACAAGCTGCTCGCCAGCCGATTTTGTTTCGGTGGTGCCGTTATCGTTGGCGTGCGCGAACTTGGCTTCAAGCTTGTCGAGACGGTCAATCAGCTTGTTGTCATTGTCGGCCTTCGCCTTCACCTCATTGGTGAGGTCTTCAAGGACGGCCTTGACGTCGATTTCGGATTCGGACTTGGTTTCAAGTTTCAGAATAGCGTTCATCAGATTTCCTTAATTGCCTGAGTGGCCGCACGTATGGCGGCAATGGTTTCATTGTCGGATTTGACGTTGGAGACGGTGGCGTCTGGGTGCATAGGGAAAGTCACCAGCGACACTTCCTTGAGCGCGACTTCTTCGAGGATGCGGGCCTGTTTGGTGCTATCCTGAGATGCTCTGATCGTGCGATAGCCGATAGACAGGCCATCCAGTGCTCCGGCCTTCATTAGCGCATGAGCTTCACGACCGCGCGCCGTTTCGAGGATCAGGCGGCCCTCGGCTTTGAGCCCATGATCGTCCTCCGAAAATGACGTCCACACGCCGATAGGCTCGTCACGAACATGCTGCCAGAGAAGCTTCACACGGGCCGCTGGAACGGCAGCTAGCGAAGCGGCGAAAGCACCCTTGCGGATGATATCACCGCCTGAGTCCTTGGTGCCAAAGACAGCCGCATAGCCCGAGAACGTGCCGTCCTCTTGGACGGACTTGACGTCAAGCTCCACCGCTGCGAGCGTGTTACTCATCGTCAGCCTCCACAGATGCGCCTTCGCCGAAAACAAGTTCCGTCAGAATGTCCACCGCGATGGGAGCAAATTCGCCAGGCATCTTCGAAACGGTAGCGACAACGTCGGGATGGGGCTTGTAATTGAGAGACACTTTCGAGCCGAATTCTCGCATCATCCGCTTGTGCATTGGCCACGTATTCACAAGGTCTGGTGTGGGGCCGTGCAATGCGAATGAGATTACAAAGGCCACATCACTTATTGACCACAGCCCTGCCGTGAACTTCTGCAGATATGCATAAGTCGAATGATTGGGTGTCAGAACTTCGAAAAGCAGTGGGTCGGCAACGGTGAAGGTTTTCTCTTCACCATTGTATTCTCGTTTCAGTGAAACCAAGTGGTTTACTCCGGTTGGCTTGATGATGCCGCGGGCTTTTGTTCAGCCGTTGGCGTTTCTCCGGGCGTGATGGCCGGATTGCTGTAGACGTCTCCGCCCTCACGTGGCGGGAGGTCGATCCACTCGCGGGCCTCATTGGCACTGATGGCCTTGGCCTGCATGAAGCTTGAAATTGCCGTTGCCCGAGCGGTCAGGTCGGCGCGGGTCAGGTCGTCGCGATCAAAAGAAATCCGATGATTTCGCCTTTCGTCGTCGGTCAGCAGTGCGCGCCCATATGCGCCTTCCAGTTCGCGCAGCCATGGTTCAAGGCAGTACGTCAGAAACTCGCGGCCCATTTGCTCGGCGTTGCCCCAGGTGCCCCGCTCCAAGTCGAAAATCATGGTTGGAGGCACACGGAAGGCCCGGGCAATTTCCTCGTTCTGGAAACGCCTGTTTTCCAAATATTGCGCGTCGGTCGATGAAAGGCCGAGTTGTACATAATCCGTGCCATCCCATAAGACTGGGGTCTTGCCGGCGTTCTGCGAACCGGAGAAAGTCGCCTTCCAGCCCTTCAGCATCGCCTCCACACCTTTATCGCCGATAGGCTTCGTCGTCTTCAGCAGGCCACCGGGACGCGCACCATTATGGAAAAGCAGCTGTCCATAGGCTTGCAGGCCACGGGCAAAAGAGATGGCATCATGGGCATGGCTGATCGGAGCGCGGCTAAAGGCATTGCGAACATGGATGACGTCACCGGCGCGCAATGGTTTGCCGTTTTTCTTATAAAGCGGCTGGCCGTCACCTTCGGCGGAAAACTCGACCTGAATGATGCCGGGCTTATATTTGCGGATCGCAATCGGCCGGTTGTCGCTCGACCGAGTGACCAGCGCGAAGCCGCCGGGATCATTGGTGAGCGTCTCGATCAGCAAGGCACGGGTTAGCTCAAATCCGCTAGTCCAGTCATTGGCCTCGTTATTGAGAAGCTTCACCGCCGGGTGGTTCTGGACATCCGTCCAGACGCTCTTGACCTTGCGTTGAACCCGAACGTCCAATGATGCGGCGGCTTCGGAAATCAGACGGACTGCGCTGGCGACGGCAGGCACCTGCAACGCGGCATGGGCCGTGACTGCAATGTCGTCAGGGCCGCCACCAAAATGCGCTACAAGCCATGTCTCCGGGGTGACAATGCCGCTTTCGGCCTTCGTCTCTTCGACTGTCGCGGATTTAGTACTAAACGGCCACATCGGCAGCCTCCAACTTTTTTGAAAGATCGTGCGCAACCCACCCAATGTTGATGGCGGTAAAATTGCATTCAGGAAAGTCGTCACGGCTGCTGATGAAAGCCGTGTCATCGGTCACGAAAAGCGTCGCGTCATAGTCTGGAGGATCATCCAGAAGCGGTGCGGCAATATCCAGCGCCGTCCTTGCAAGGATGCCCGGCGATAAGAGCCGACGGGCGGTTTGCAAGATTGTCAGATCCTGCAATGAGTATAGCCGCGCTCCACGGCGCTTGCCGCTTGGAGCTTTGTATCGATGTGTCCAGGTCGCAAGAGTTTCAGAAGGGATTCGACAGGCAGCCGCAGCTGCCTCGACGGTGATATCCCGCAAAGTCCAGTTGTTCATGGTCTGCCTTTTCAGATGAAAATTTTCGATTTGGGCATAAAAAAACCCGCCTGTCGGTCCACAAGGAGAACGACCGACAGGCAGGCGAGCGCGTTGCCGCGCTACTACCCCACACCACTGCGAGGATAAAAGAAGCCGCGACTACAACGGCTGAAATGGTGCCCCAGTCGTGAGCCGGCGACCGGGGCAAGGCGGGAAGGGATCACCCACCATTTCGGCCGCATATTCCAGCGCCGAAAAAGAAAAGGCCCGCCGAAGCGAGCCTTGAAATGTGTCTTCATTTATAACCACGAAATGCGGTTCGGGGTGCACCGCAACTGCACACGACATGGCGAGGTGCAAAAACAGTTACAAAAGAAACACTGGATGATATCAATGTAACCAAATATCGGGAGGTAGGGATGCTATGAGCAAAGCAAGTGAACAGCGCGAAATAAACGACCTCGCAAAAAAAATATGGGAAGAGGAAAACCCTAATAGTGAGGAATTATGGGAGATAATGACTTACAAGCGCGAAATTGGGGCAATAGTGCGCGGTAGCGTTTCCGATGAAACGCGAGAAAAGTATATAGAACGCGCGCGAGCTACCCTTCATAAATAGCGGGGCCGAAGCCCCGCTTAAACGCTAAGCCGCCTTTGACCTGCCATAGATCGTTCCCGGCCTCTTGGTAATGTCCTTGCCGAAATACAGCACATTGTCCGCATTGCGCTTGTCGCCAGCCTTTTGTACGGCATCATTGGCCTGCCGTGCCTGTATGGCTGCCAGCCTGCTATCCCGGTTCCATGCATTGCGCAGCGTATCGATTGCCAAGTAAACTGCCATCTTTCCAGCGGCGCTGGCCTGTTTGCTTTTGAATCCGCGAAGCTCGCCAATTTGCGTCATTGTCAGGCCGCTCAAGGCAGATAGTTCGAACACATCCAGCAATGGCCCCAGCGCGGCCCGTAGCGGCCCCAGGATAGCCTTCGCATCCATATGGGCAATGAGGCTATCCTCACCGATCGTCGGCACAGCGGGGGCCTGGGTGCGGTTGGGAACGTCATCGGCGGTAACGCTATTGCGGACACCGCGCGAGATCGCAACTTTCGCGGAAACTCGCAATCCATGGTCTCGCATCCTGCCGCTGTCGTCAAAACTACTGCGCCGGGCAATGTCGACGCCTTGATTGCCTATCTCAGTTTTGACGTCCTCCTCTGGCAGCCCAGCCACATCGACAAGCATGATGTAACGCCGAACCATTGCGGCGTCATCCGGACGCTTGTCGCGCACCAGTGCCTCGCATACAGGTATAACCGGTTCGTTATCATTGGCCGCCTTCGGCTTTTCGCGCAGCTTCCATGCGCGCGGCTCTGGTTGCGGCATTGTCGGCAATCGAGTCACATGTGCTCCCTTCGTCATTGATGCCAGCCATTCGCGAACAGCCGTTTTTGGTGCAGGCGGTTCCTCACGCGGCAAGTCAAAGGTCGCGTCCATGATGACTTTCGCTGGCGGAGTCTTTTCAAGCTTCGGAGCCGCTTTTTTCTTTTTTGTCCTTGGCGGCGGTTCATGCGCAGTCCCGTGATCTTCCGCCACGTAGCTTTTCCCCGTCCCCTGCATTCCTAGCTTGCTGGCGGTTGCCTCATTGACATATCGCCCAGGCGCTACTTCAACCATGACGCTCATGCCGCTGCCCTCTTTGCATCTTCGTCGTCCGGCGGCAGAAGATCACCATCCCAGTCGATGAAAAGCTTCACGCCGAACAGATCTTCGCTCTGGTGAATTTCTTTGCCTGCAATTTCGCCAAGTCTTTCCAGAACACGCTGGCCTTCTCGTTGCGTGTCTTCAGACCGGCTTTCCAATGTCACGCAAATTGTGTGGAGCTGCCCTGCCTCATCGACGGTATGAACATGAAGGATGGTTTCACCGTCCTTGCTATCGACTTCAGCGCTTAGGACTTCCACCAAGCCCGCGCCCGCCGCGCTGGCCGAAAGGCCGAGCGCGTGCGGTGCGCTGGCGTTTCTATACGTAACTGTGCTTGTAAGCACGTTACGTAAATGAGTCTTGGTATTGTGGACGATACCGCTAGGCCCCGTAGAGGTATTGTCCACAATACCACTAGAGGTATCGCAGGCAGTACCGCTAATATTCGTAGAGGTATCGTCCACGATACCGCTGTCTGAGGTATCGTCAGCAATACCGCTACGCAAAAATCGGAAGTTTAGTACGTACTCGGTAGGACGGTTACCACAGCCTTCGCGCTGCACCGTAATAGCCCCGCTGGTCGTGATCCGCTCAATCGAGGTGATGACGTTTGGGCGGGTTGCCCCTGTTTCCTTCTGGATGAAACGAAGGCTGGCTCGAGCGTTGCCGAATTGGTTGAAGTATCGACTGACGATCACCGCCGCCACTCTATGGTCGAGGCGTGTCGACCAATCAGACATGACAATCTCGGTTAAGAGATTAAGCCTATCGACTGGGCCGCCGTGATGCTCATTCTTCGCCATTGGCACGCCCCGTGTTCTTGGCCCGCCATTCGTCAACGATTTCCAGACAAGGCGCGTACATAGCCTTGCCTTCGTCCGTGTAACCGATGACTTTGATAATTCCGTCGCGGACACAGCCGGATATGGTTCGCCACATCGTTCGACGACTGACGCCATATTTATTCGCGAGCGTGTTAGTGCGCAGAACGGCAAACCCGTTTTCCACCCACGGGATCAGGACGAAAGTAGGCACGCGAAAGCCGTGCCGCCCTCGTGCGCGTTCTGCGCCGGCGACCATATAGTCAAAGTACAGGTTAGCCTCTTCTTCGGAAATGGCATCTATCCCTCGCGGTTGGCGCAATATCATGCTGCGCCTTCCTGATCTGACACCCACCGCAGGATCGTCGACTTGCGAGCGCACAGAAGATCACCAGCACGAAAATGCGGGAAGACCCCTTTGTCGCAAAGATGATATATTGTGCGGGCTGAGAAACCCGAGAATTCGGAAATTGCTTTAGCGCCCACCAGAAGGTCGGTCGCCAGCGAATTGTCATTCGAAGCGTGCATAATATCCTCGTGTTTTCGGCGTGCGCGAAGACGCACGTCTGGCGTGGTAGTGGTTCGGTGGTGTGGAAGGTTGCCGCGGGGTTCGGTGGCGGCTTTTCGATAGGTGTTGGTCCCGAGGACCGGCTTCGACCGCTTAGCGGTCCTTCGGCCAGACGTGAATCTGTCGGCAGTTCTGCCCCTTATAACATGCCCCCTTGCCGTTACTGTTAACGGATTTCATTTTTTTTCGCAGGCTCCCTATGTTACGTTGATTCCGTTAGTCACAAAACGGAGACATAGATGTCCATCAGGGAAAGAACCTGGACGACAAAAGGCGTAGCAAAAACAGCGTGGGTCTGTGACTACGTCGACCAGAAAGGCAAGCGCCATCTGAAAACGTTCAGGACTAAAAAAGAGGCCGAAGCGTTCGACTCTCAATCACATATAGAAGTCATGGGGCGCGTTCACGTTGCCGACGCAGACACCGTGACTATTAAGAAGGCAGCAGAGTTCTGGCTGTCCGAATGCGACGGCGCTCTGGAGAGGTCGACAGTCGATCAGTACAAGCAGCACGTCGAGCTCCACATCATTCCATTCATCGGCAAGAAGCGTTTGAATGAAATATCTGTACCAGAAATTCGCAACTTCCTCGATGCGCTCAAGACTGAAGGCAGATCTGCGGCGATGGTACGCGCTGTCCGTGTCAGTCTGGGTTCGCTCCTCTCCGACGCGCAAGAGCGCGGTCTGGTCGTCCGGAACGCCGTGAAGGACATGGGCCGAGCGAAAGGACGCAAAAGAGCAGAAGCTCGCCACCAGCGCCCGGTCGAAGTTGGCACCGATATTCCGACGCCCGCCGAGATAAAGGCGATCCTCGCGGCAGCTACGGGCAAATCGCGTGTATTCATCCTGACTGCATGCATGACCGGGATGCGGGCTTCCGAATTGCGAGGTCTGCGCTGGCAAGATGTCAATCTGGATCGAGCGGAAATCACGATTCGGCAACGCGCCGATGCCTATCAAGAAATAGGCTCCCCGAAGTCGAAAAAAGGAAGACGAACGATCCCTCTCCCCGGCCCGCTGGTCGATGCTTTGAAAGCATGGAAAGACGAATGCCCAAAAGGAACACTCGGGCTTGTATTCCCGACGGGAACGGGAGCTATTGAATATCATAGCAACATAGTTCACCGATGGTATCAGCCCGCACAGGTAGCGGCTGGCGTCACCGTCAAAACTGGCAAGGTGGATAAGGAAGGGAACGCCGAGCTTGCGGCAAAATATACTGGGCTTCACGCCCTTCGGCATTTCTATGCGTCGTGGTGTATCAATCGGCCAATCGACGGTGGATTGGGCCTGCCTGCGAAGGTCGTTCAGGAGCGTCTTGGACATTCTTCGATTACCGTTACATTGGACACGTATTCGCATCTTTTCGAACGGGGAGATGACGGCTCACTGATGGATAAAGCGGCGTCGGCGTTTTTGTAA